CTAATAGCACGGGACCCCTTTTGCAAGAGTCCCACATTAATGTCGCCTTTGGAGTCCCACCCCGCATCGCCACCGCTATATATCAAGAAACACACTCACCTTTGGCTGTCCGCCCATGTTCGCAACACTTTGATCTCGACCCTATGTACATAGATCGAAAGAAATGTCCCACCCGCCCTTCTGGTGGCACTAACACGAGCACAGGCAATGGACTGGTTTCAGCACAGACATCTGTGGCTGTTTTTGTTCCCATGTTGTTCACTGACCTAACACACGATAAAATTGAACGTGCTTTTGCTGATTATGGTTTTAGTATGAAAATCAAGATACACGATTCAATTAATGGGCCCACTTTTCTTAAAGGTATGTGGTACCCCACAGTCGCTCACGGTAACGTGTGGGCGCCTTTACCCTCTCGTTTTCTCAAATGCGGTAAAGCCATTCCTAACCTCGTCGAGCTTTATGGCGAGAAGGACGTTATCCTTGCGTGCGACAAGTATCATCATGATTTGGCTCTTTCTTTTAGTACTTATATGCCTATCCCGTTGATGCAAGCTTTTGTCCACACCTACAAGAAAGGTGACACCCCCTCCGAACGCAAGAAGGAATATTACGATACATCCAATCCCTACAAGATTATTGGATCCGGGAAATACCGTGACGCAGCTTACACTGATGACGCTTACATCATGCTCGAAGAAAGGTACGGTATGGACAGAATCTCTTTCCAGGAAGCGACGGACCAAATCCTAGGTTCTAGCTCTGGAACTCTCCTGAGTCACCCCGTTTACGTGGCGCTCTGGAGAGCCGATTATGCTTAGTCGTCAATTAAGCAGGGCCTACTCCATTATAGTGGATGGTACGGAGTAGGGGGCAGAATCACACTGTCCTGAGACTTTACGGTGAAGCACAATTAATAAATTGTAAATGAATGCTTCTCAAGCTAAACAACCCAAAACCAAGCGAAAACTCAACGCCAAACGTTCACGCGGACCCCGAACCCGTTCGAACCCAACCAACCGAAACAACAAACCCGGAATGCAGCGTCAGGTTGCAGCACCCGTCTCCATCGGAGTTGTCACCAAGATCGCAGGGCCGAAGTACCGTGCTTCGAAGAATGGATCAGTTTGTATCTCCCATAAAGAACTTATTGGGGATGTCAACGGATCAGTCAACTTCTCTGTGCTCCGATCTCGAATCAATCCCGGACTGTCAACGATGTTCCCGTGGCTGTCTTCTGTGGCTCCGAACTACGAATCCTACAAATTCAAGCGACTTCACTTTAAGTATGTCCCTTCCTGTTCAACTTCCGCCACAGGAGTCGTCTACCTCACCGTTGAATTTGACCCTCAAGATTCAATCCCAACCTCCGAAAGACAGATTGCTTCCTACGATGGAGCAGTCACCGGTTCAGTCTGGACTCGCCATGAGTACAACTGTGCCGCCCGCAACCTCCACAAAAGAAGTTCCTACTTTGTTAGAAACGGAACCGTCCCCGACAATGAACTCCAACTCTATGACGTGGGCTATGTGATTGGTGCGACATCAGGCAATGCGGACAACTCATTGCTCGGGAAATTGTGGGTTGAGTATGAGGTAGAACTCATCACTCCCCAGCTCAATGACTTAGCCGTTGGCAACTCACTGAGCCTTTTCTCGACCGGCGCCGGAAAGGTAATCCCAGTTAATACCGGCAACGCCCCTCTTGTCTCTTCAATCAACGGTTCTGTCATCACTTACACCGCTACCGCTCCCTACCAAGCTCTTGTTGCTTACAACATTGCAGGTACTGGCCTTACCAACCCTCCTGTTGGCGGCACAGCTACCTCAACCGCAAAAGCTTTGGTGGTCAACGGCGCGTCAACCGTGTCAGTTGCTCAGTATACCGTTTCTTTCAACGAAGGTGACACTCTCACTTTTGATCTCACCGCTTCGACTTCCATAACGAACTACTTCATTCGATTTGGGCAGTACAACGTGACCTTCGGTTAAACGCTTGAACGTACCCCACCACGCTTAGGGGTGCGCCAGCTGTTGTCGAAAACCAGACAACGCTTAGTCTAAAT